GTTTCCCAGTCACGATCAGAGCTATAGTAGATAACCCTGTTATCTGTTGACTTGCAATTAAAGAATTACCAGTAATCTGTTGACTAGCAATTGTTGCAAATCCAGATATTTGAATACTACTTGTAGTAATGAATCCTGATATCTGTGCACTTGGTGCGGTAACTATTCCTGTTAATTGGGCACTTGCTCCTGTTAGCAAATTAATTTGTTGACTAGTTGCAAAATTCGTCACCTCTATAACATTAGTTCCATTGTTAAATAGAATCATTGTTTTGCCAGAAGGAACTCCTATTCCTGTTCCTGATGAGTTCTTAACAGTAATTGTGTCGGCTGTACCATTATTAACAATGTATTGTTTTTGAATCGCAGGAACAATTAAATTTTGAGCACCGCCAGAAGTACCAGTTAAGTTTAATCTTAAATGTCTAGCACTTTGAGTTGCGTTACTGTCTGTTAAAGTTAATGTTACTGTTCCGCTTGAAAAAGAAACATCAACAGTACCTGTGATGGCCTCTTCAATTGCTGTTCCTAAATTGGTGTTGGTAGTAGTGCCCCAGGTTCCTGCCTGTTCACCTGTACCAATCAATTCTATTTTTAAATCACTATATGTTGACATTACTTACTCCTTATTGTGTCGGTATATTAGTCCATGTACCTTCTGTTCCTGTATCAATGTTTTCCCACAACGGCCTTCCAGTTAATGCATCAGTTATAGTAGCTGATTCAGCTAAAGATACATCTACAGTTGTAAGCGTTGTCACTTGTTCACTAGCTACTGCACTTTCAACAACCCTTACACCAATCCTATATTCTGATGCCATTTCCGTTGAAGCGTTTGCAGTCTCTTCTATAATTCCTTGGAAGTCTGATCCTCCCAACATAGTTTCAGATCCTGCTGCACCTTCTTCAACTTGTCCAAAAACTGTATAAACAGTCGTTGGAGAATCCGTCATGTTTGCTGTTTCAGCAATATTTACAGCAGTAAATGTAAGTGTCGCACTAACTTCATCACTTGCACTTACTTGGTTGCCAGAAGATATTCCCCAACCACCAGCACCCCAAGTTGATAAACCCCATCCGCCAGATTCAAAAATCTCACGTTCAAAAACACTTCCACTCCAAGAGGTCTGCCCCCAAGAACCAGAACCAAAACCTCCATTAGCTGTAGACATTTTACGAAGCGTCTAAGCTAAACGTATAAGTTACATTTAAAACATCACCTGAAACAACAGACCTATCTCCTGGACTTGCAAAATCTGAAGCAGAAAATAAAATTCCTGATGTTCCTGTATTAACGGTACATAAAAATGCTCCACCTACAACTAACGTAGCGTTCATTGTAAAACTTGATGGTGAAGAAGAATTAGTAATAACTGATGGATCAGCAGTAGATGCCGTGCCAAAAGTAACAGCAGGTCTATTTCCAGAATACGCTGTGCTCTCAGTCCATCCACTATGAGAAGCCAAAGTATCTCCTGCAGCAAATGTGGTTCCTGCTGCTGGGCCAGTCACTAACCCTATAAAAAAAGAAGCTGTATAACTACTTCCCTTAAAATGGTTGGTATTCATACTTTGAAGTCCAGTATTAACAACGAGATTAGGATGCTTACCTTCCCATTTAATATCTCCGTTCTCTTTATAACAGATCACATTAAAGTAACCAGCAGCAACTAACTTTTCAGTATTGCCTGATCCTTTTGTCATACTGCATGAAACTATTTCACTTGATCTTGAATTTTCTATACCCATTTCTTACCCCTGTGGTAGTCTGATTAATGCCGATGTTGATGAGTTGGTCGGCATAGTTATTGTAAAAGTCTGATTAGATACCGTTTTATCGGATCCAAAATTCAACACCGCTACAGACTTATTGCTTTGGCTACTATTATAAATAAGAGCACCCCTTACTGTAAATGTTGCAGATGTCCATTGAGGACTATTAAAATTAACATAAACAATATTATTTAATGTGGCTATACTTGCACCAGTAAGAACATTTCCAGCAGCCGTATATCCTGTACCAACAACTTCACCAGCAGTCACATAAACAGTAGTGTCAGGCCCAATATCTGCATTTGCTGTATACAATGCGATATACAAAGTCTCTGTAATAATATTCTGCCCCGCCTGTAAAATATCAGACTTAAAGCTATTCGTTAGTCCTTGTACTATAGCCATTATGGATTAACCTCTATTTTTGCCTGACCATCTCGATACGTATCGCCACGCTCAAGACCTGTACATAATCTATTTAATTGAGCCATACCAGCAGCATATCCTTCTTGATATTTTTGCATCATATCTGGCTCACTTTTCATATACACAGCAGCCTCTATTAATGAACCATATAGCAAAACATCTCCCATATTGTCACTTAACCATGTAGTACCAGCAGTTACAATAGTCTCTGGTCTATGATTGTAATGAAGCTCAACTGTATAAGATGCATCTGGTGTAGGGCCATACACAAAAGTTAATTCATCAGATATCACTCCACCTGGAGCAGCAGGACCAAACAATGCATAATGTTTTGGTATCCCTTCATCATTAGGGTTAGGATATGCCTGTCTTAAATAATTAACATCTTTATTCAATAAAAATTCATAATTACCAGAAGTGTCCACTACCGCATAAGAATATGTAGATAAAAAATCAATAGGACAACTTTGATACTTTTGACCTTGACTCGTTACACCTGTTACATTTTTTCTTAAATTAGGAATCTGAATTGAATTGTAAATCCCTAATTCTGCATCTTCTACAAAATTAGGAATATTGTTAACAAAAGAAGTTTCAGTATTCTCTGTATAATCTTGAATTTGTTGTAATAATTCTGCGTAAGTCACAATTTACCCCATTGGCCCACGAGCCATTAGTCCTTTAGTTGCAGCACCTGTACCACGAACTTTAATCCCAGTTGTCTTAGTATTATCAGCACCAGGATCACCCATAGATACTCTTGGTATTGCTGTGCGGTTTGTCATTTCATTGGCAGATAAAAGATTAGGATCTTTCATTTTTTTAGCCACGTATTTTTTACCGTCCATAGTATGAGGTTCAGCATAAACAGAAGCATCACCTACTTCTTTACCCATCATAATTTTAGAAAATTTAGCCATTATCTTCTCCTTGAGGAACCACGTTGATTTATAACTTTAGCCATACCTCTTCCGTGTTTTTTCATTAATTGGTTTAAGTTACTTTTTTTAGCAGCTTTTACTACGCCACCTTTTTTCATCTTGCCTTTACCATCAACAGCAAAAGCAGGAACCATTTTGCCGTCTTTTTTTACCATAGGCATTTTATCCATACTACCCCCTTAACTTATCGTAATTGTAACAGTTCCTATTTGTGGTGTTGAAATTAAAAAGTTCGGTGTTAATACCGAATCAAAACTTCTAGCACCGCCCACAGGGTACCATCCCCATTGAAAAACTCTACTACCCCCTGATGGAAACCCATCTGAATTTAAAGCTGTTGTAGATCCGCTTTCTAGTTGTAATCCCGTTCTTCCAGCCTGTAAATGTGTATTGTCAACCCTAGGATTTCTAACTGCTTGTGGATCATCTATTGGATACATTCCCAACAACAACTGTGGTTGATCTGGGTCCCAACATGCAGGGCACACTTTAATATTTACTTGAGTGGCTTTTATGGTTAATTTTTTTAAAACCGTCAATTTATATTGAAAACCGCACCGATCACACTCAGCAATACTATTTTTAGCACTAGCAAAAGGATTACCCATTTATATACATCTCCCTAGGAACAAAACGAATAGGTGCTTTTTCCCGATCCTCATCTGCTGCTAACATCCATGCTTCGTCATACATGGCTTTTAATCCTGCTACACGAGTAGGATCTGCGTTAGGAAGTTTAAGTGACAACATATAAGCCAAACCCGCTACCATACAATTTAAAAATCTAAATGGTATGTCAATAACATTAATACCGTTACCTGCATCAAATATTTGTCTCATTCTCCAATAATAAAAAACATAATACGGATTATCTGCGGTACCTTGATCGGGTGTAGGCCATACATTTATTTGTGGGAAAGCAATAGTCGCAGAAGAAGAACCACTTCTTTGGCCACTTTGTCGATTTATCCAAACTTGAATTGGTCTTGCTTGAGTTAATTTATTTGGTATTGTAGAATAAGTTGATACACTAATTCTTGTTATATTTAAATCACTTTGATTAGCAGTTGATCCAGAATTAGTTCTAATGACTTGTTCTACTAAATCTACTGTATCAACTGGAAGATCATAAGTAGATGTGCCTTGAACTAAATTTATAGACCCTTCTTCTATCGTCCATAAATTTATTCCTCTATTTGCCCATTCAGTCAAAAGAAAATTAAGACTTCTACGTGCAGTTCTAAATTCGTAACCTGTACGTAATTCCATACCGCAGCGTTCAAACGCTTCTTCAAAAATTTCGTTTAGATCAGGATTAAAAGTATTTGTATTAGTAGAATAAGACATAATTATTTTTTCTTTAAACCTTTCAATGTTTTAGCTAATCTAGCTCTTTGTCCTGTTACACCTGGTTTTTTAGCTGCTTTATTTAATAATTTTGCAGGTATTTTTTTACCTGCTGGTACCTTTAACGTCTTACGCAAAGCCCCTGGTTTTTTAATTGCTTTCTGAATCCAATTTTTAGCCACGTCTATACCTCGCTGTTTTTTTCGCTATAGTCTTTGGTTGCTTAACAAATTGTTTTCCTTTTTTCGTCCCTACCCGCTTTGCCTTCGATGTGGCTGCATACTCTGCTGGGCTTAACGCCTTGATTGCTTTTGTTGGGAGATATCGTTCTCCTGTCTCCGAACTTTTTTTGCCCGACTTTGTTCTCCATTTCTGCTTACCCCAATCTTTTAAAGATTTTTGCGATTTTGCTAAAGCCATTATGCTTTCCTACTTTCTCTCAAATCTTGTTTACCTTTTTTAAACACCGAAGCTATTCTATTCTTACCCATTACTTTTGCTCTTTGTTCTGCTACAGTTAATATTTGTATCTTACGTGCGAAAGGTTTATTTATCTTTTTCACTTTTTTAACTGTATTATAAGCATCTTCCATAGTTTTAAACTTAATGCCCACAGTATCTTTAGGATTTTCATCAGTATATAATCTTCTTCCTGACCCTTTAGGTTTCTTACCTGTACCAACTTTAGGATCTTTAGCCATTACGATCTATAACCTCCTCCTGCTGCTTTATATTTTTTAGCTAACAATTGAGCTTTTCTTGCCGACCATTTTCCAGCTCCTGTTCCATGAGTAGATGCTGCTTTTACTTGATTAAATAATCTTTTACGTAAACCAGGCTTAGTATAGTTTTTAGCTTTGTTTACACTACCCCCACTTTTATATTGCATAAAATCCGTATTATCTCTACGTTTTTTACGCACACCTTTAGGCATGGAGGTAGAACCGCCCCCAGCCAATTTACGTAGTACACTTTTTCTTACTGCACCCATCCCTCTTGAAGGACGCATTACTTCTTTTTCCCTAACAAACCTAATCCTTTTTTAGCAATACCAGAAGGACGAGAATTAGTTTTTACTTTACCCATTTTAGTAGTAGAAGCTGGTTTAGTTTTTTTAATTTTTTTAACTTTTTTAGCTCCTTTAGACTCATCTCTACGATCTTTATAAGATTGTTTTTTAGTAGATTCTTTACCTCTACGCATACCCAAAGATTCATCCATCTTATCTTTTTTGGTCTGTTTTTTCTTTTTTATCATACCTCCTTTTTTAGCCATCATAGGTCTGGAATCATCTAATTCGCCACGAATCCTTCTTTTTTCTGCCATTAAATTTCTTCTTCCCATAGGAGTAGTAGCTTTTTCTGCATCTACTCTTCCAAGTTCTTCCATACGATTCATTCTTCTAGTATTTCTCATT